GCCGAGAGTGTAAAATTCCGCGCCGTCGCAGACAATAACGGACGAGTCGCTGGGCTGATACGATTTGTTGGGCAAGCCGTCGATGGTGACAACCCCTGCCGGATCTACAACAACCTGACCACCGCCAGCATTGCGCAGATACATGAACCAATTGTCGCCAGCAGCAACAGCCGATGGCAAAGTAAGGGTGCCAGCGCCTGTCCCATTCCAGACGTACATTTTGGCGCGGTCATTCACGCCAGCGGTGTAGTTGGAGTTAAAAAGCGTGATCGGAACCGACTGACTGAGAAGGGTGCCAACAGCCACAATGCCAGTGCCAGCCAAGGCCGAAGCGTTCGCCTGAGACACAGACGCGCCAAACTGGAGAGACTCCCAAAGTCCGCCTTCAGTGGTGTTGTCCGTCAGGTAGATCTGCCAAACTGTTCCCGAATCGAGGGACACGATCTGAACACCAAGAGCGTCCTTTACGACGAACGTCTCAGCGCCTTTGTTGTTGAACAGAACTGTTTCGCCAACGCCAGCCTTTTGAGCATCAGGAATGAAGATGCTGAACCCACCGGGGTCGGCCACAACGTCAATAATCCGCGTGGCAAGGTTTTGGCTGGTCGATGTTTCTTCGGGCCAGCTCAAAACAACATCTGTATCCAGCTCGATTTCGCTATAGCTGATCTCAGCCGGGTAGATGTTAGCGCCGCCAAAAACTTGGGAGTAGGTAGTCATCAGGCTTCGCTCCTGTTGGCGGCGCGATCAACAATGCGCTTCAGATCTTCATTGTTGATAGCAGACGAGGCGCGATCATACATGCCCTGCCAAATCTGAATGCGCTCGTCGTTTTTAAGGAATGGCGTGGCTTCAAGCAGCGCCGCGTACAAAAGAAGATCAGGGACGTACTGCGTCAGCCAGTTTGTCTGGAAGTCGTCGCCAAGGAACGGAGGCTGCTGGTAGTACAGGATCTCAAGCGTCTGCGCCGCGTCCGGTGTGGGCGCGATCAGCCAGTGCTGGTAGTCGTAATCAGCGTAGTAGAGAGGCGTGTCAGTGGACGCCTCATCTGGCCAATAGGACCGCAGATATTCGTAAGAGCGGGCGAAGATCGCCACGTTATCGACCGTCATGGAGATAGTATCGCGCCAACGGTCGGGCTTCATATAGACGGCCACGCCCGGCTGGAGAACCGTGGTCACGGGCTGGATGAAGCCTTGAATCTTCAATTCGCGGGCAATACGACGCTCAGCAAGCGTCACCAACCGGGGAAGCTGATCGTAAACGATAGCATCGCTCTCGGCTGTGAACCCGCGTTCCAGATAGCGCCGCAGATCAACCAGCAGGCTATCATATGTCATGGTGTAGCTCATAAATACCCTCTCAGGATTTCAGCCGCTGCTACAGCATGCACATGGGTTACATTATAGCCTTAAACAAACCGCCAAGGCAATCTCGTCAGCAATTCCAAGCCCGTAGGGACTTGTTGATGCGCGAATCAGGATCTCGCGCCGTTTCCTTGCTGGTCAGCTTCTTCTTCATGCCCTCCATCCGGGCGCAAAAGCTTTCCTTGCGAGGGCCGCCTTTAGGCTGAGGAGGCTTCAGGTTCATGCCCTGAGCCTTGGCGGATGCCCGACCTTTGGCGTTCAACCCGCCATTCGGGTTCTTGCCTTCCTTGCGCTGCCAAGCTGGGGACTTCGCCATCACTTCCTCCTCTTGGCCGCAGTCATATTATCGACGAGGTTTGGGTAAGGCCTGCCAGCCTTTTTAGCCGCAGCCTTCGCGCTTGATTTCTGCTTCTTCGACAATGACTTAGGTTCACCAAGATCGGATGGCCTAGCCTTGTCCCAGATCGGTTTCTTCGCCATCACGCCATCTCCGTTGCCTTGGCCATCACATCATTGACGCGAGTGGTCCAGCCTTTGCCAAAGGTTTCGAAAGTGCCAAGGTTCTTGAGAAAATCCATCCGCATGGTGCAGATGGCGTCAACCGCCGATTCGGCATCACACTTTTTTATAGCCTCCAAAGACCGTGGTCCGATGACACCATCCGCAGCAACGCCCGCAATCTCCTGAAGGTACTTTGCCGCCCGTCCAGTGCCAGAGTTCACCGCCAGATCATAGGCGGCATAGTCAACGCCAGCGGGAAGCTCATCGCCCCGGATCTTGTCCCAATAATTCCTCTTGTAGAAGGGCTTCACCATGTCAGGGGTGAGGGCGCGCATCTCGGATTCGGTCACATCCCGATCAAGGAACGCTTCCCAATTTTTCTTTGTGACCCCTAAATTGGTCATGCCACCGGGGTCTTTTGGGTGGTTTACGAACCCGCCTTCATGCTTCAGCACCATTTCGAAGCACATTTCCCAGTTGTCTTTCATTTTCCATCCCTCGCCGTAAGAGCATCGGTTTTGGCTTTGGAGCCAGCGGAAGACCCGTAATAGAACTGAATGACGCCAGTCCATGAAGTACTGAGCGACCCCAGCATCATCAGCAGAACCTCTGTTCCGGTCTGCGGTAGGCCAAACACCATGACCCAAATCAGGGCTCCAAAGAAGCCAAAGGTGATGAAGAACGCAAGCGCCTTCGGGGTCCAGTCCTTTGTCTCTCGCTGCATCTGCCGGGCGCTGTCACGATCCCCTGCGGCGATTCGCTCAAGGTCGATGTCCAGTTCTTTCATCTGAACTTTGAAATCAGCGTCGATCTTCTTCAGGGCTACAAGCTGCTCAGGCGATGCCGTGGCCATTGCCGCCTTCACATCGTCCTCAGAGCCGTTTTCATGGCCCAGCAGGACATTGGATAGGGTCTTGACTGCAACGCCAGCCAAAGGCCCGCCCAGAGCCGTGGCGATGGTGGGGGCTATTTGACCAAGAAGAGGGCCGAAAGCATCAAGCAAGCTCATGGTGGCTCCTATCTGTGAGAAATTGCAATGCCAAGAAGGGAAAATATGGCTACAACTGTCAGGAACAAAACGATCACTACCCCCCATTGGGCGATGTTGTCCATCATTTCCTCGCGCTCATTCGCGGCTTGGATTTCTGCGGCCTTGATTTCTTTCTTGATTTTGGTGGTGGCGGCAACGACCTCATCCCATGCGGCAAGGCCAAATTCACCGACAAAATGGTTCTTCAGGTCAGCCATCATCTGGTCAGCTTCAGCCTTGGCGGCATAGGCTTCCATCGCCATCTGTTCGGCGCTCTTGCCCGACAAAAGGCTTCCGTGGTGCGGTTCTGCTGCAATCCGGGTCAGGTGAGCAACGCTGTCGAACAGCGAGCCCATGTCCTTTGCCATGCCTTGGATCTCTTTGCCAACCGCAATGCCGCCTTTGATGGCCTCATAGCTGGCTTTGGCGAGGGCGAGAATCGTCAACGGGTCCATTACTTGTCCGCCTTCCCATCCAGTTTGTCATAGATACGCTGGAACATGGTTTCAATGTGATCCATCCGCTTGTCCAGATCGTCTTTGCGGACGTAGCTTATAGGCAAATCGACTTCAATCTTGTGAAGGTCTTCCTTTAGCGAGCCGACAGCCTCCCACATTTGACGGGCGAACCAGCCAGCTGCGGCAAGAGCAGCCGTGGAAGCGAGATTGAAGGTTGTCTGATCCATTATGCGGGAACTGCGCCATTCATGTCATCCTGCGCCATCACCCAAGAATAACACTTGGCCAAGAAGCTCTCGCCGTCGAGTGATTCAATGTCGGCCAGCGGCGTGTGGTAGCGCCGGAAATCCACGTCACGGGTGTCGTCGTTCTGCGGCGCAGTGGCGTATCCGGCAACATCAATCATGACGGCGAAGCGTGAATCTTCGCTGCGGGTGCGAGAGATAGATGCAGTAACAATACGGAAGTACGCGCCCGCGAAAGGGACACCGTACTGCGAGGTAGAAAGATCAACCTGAATAGCCATGTTGGCCCCTTATGCGTATGTGACTTCGGATGTTTGAGCCGTTGCGACCCAGCGAATATTGGTAGCGGCTGCGCCCGTGGCAGTGATGGCAAGGCAGCCGTTTGTCGTATCGGCACTGACAGCAATGGTCCATGCAGGCACGTTGCTGATGGTGGTGACTGTAGAAGCAACAAGCGTTGTGGACACCGCCGTACCTTCGCGGCGGATCAGTCCTTCAATCTTCCACGAAGCGGAGGCAGTGCCGCCAGCCGCCTGTTGACGGGCTACAACAAGAATGCTGAACGTGTATGCTGCATTATTGGGAAGAAGAAGCTGGTTTGTCGTAGACGCCGCAGCGCCATCGCTAGTCAACACCGTTGCCGTAGCACCAGTCGTGGCGGCGTAAAGTGACAGCGTTCCCCACTGCGCGCCGGTAACGCCGACTGCCGCACCAAAAGCCGTTTTACCGATTGAATTTGGGTTTCCACCGTAACCAAGAGCTAACGAGTATGATTGAGCGGCAGTAGTAGCGTTGCCGCCAATGGCCGCCGAATATGTGCCGCTTGCTTTTGCCAAATATCCAATAGCAATGGCGTTTGCCCCCGTCGCCCCATAGCTGCTTGTGCTATTACCGATGTCTGCCGCAAACGAATCTGCCCCCGAAGTATATGCCCATCCAAGAGATACAGATCCTGATCCGGCAGAAACGGCGCTTCCGCCGCTTCCTTTGCCAATAGCACTGGAGTTTGCACCGTCTGCGGAAACGCCTGTCCCGAGAGCCAATGTAAAATTATTGTTACTGATGGCGTTATTTCCAATTACAACGCTTTTTTGATACGTCCCAAAAGGGTTAAACGAATTTGTACGCCAGTTTGTTCCGTCAGAAACAATTTGAATGCCACCACCTGATAAAATATATGTGGTGTCGCGATTTCCGCCAGTGCCATTGATATACTGACCTGCTGCGGGCGTAACGGTTATGGTGCCTGTTCCACTGTTCCAAATCCAAACGGTAAATCCCGATGTAAGTGTAGCGGTGGTCGTCAGGTTAACTGCAAAAGTACCGCTTGTGCAGTTGATGATTGTGCCGAGATCGCCAATAACTACCGTATAAGCGGCGGTCTTGTTGCTGATTGTGTAAGTGACAGAACCACCAGCAGGAGTTGCCCATGTAGCATCGCCACGCCAGAAAGTAGTGGCCGATGCGCCGGTGCCAGAGTTTAGGTTTGCGACAGGTAAATTGCCCGTTACACCCGTTGTCAACGGCAACCCGGTAGCATTTGTTAACGTGCCGGTTAGGGGCGTTCCAAGAGCACCACCATTGACGACGAAAGCGCCAGCAGACCCGGTATTGACGCCTAAAGCAGTCGCGACGCCAGTTCCGGTTGTAAGGCCAGAAACTGCCGTTCCAGCAGTAGCATAGTAGGCAAGCTGACCAAGAGTGCCGGAATTAACCGTTCCAGACCCGGAGCTTGTAGCGTTGATAGTTTGGTTTGGCCAAGATCCGGTGATTGTTATGTTGGTCCCTTGAACCAATCCGGGGCTGGCTGTCCCCGTTCCGCCATTGGCTACCGGCAAAGTCCCAGACACATGCGTTGTCAGGCCGATCTTGCCATACGAGGGGGCTGCGCCAACACCGCCTGAGATCAAGGCGTTGCCCGTTGCCACATCCGCAAGCTTGGAAAAGGCCGTTGTCGTACCGGCATAGATCAAGTCGCCCACATCATAGCTGGCAAAGCCGGTGCCGCCTTGAGCAGCCGTGAGGGGGGTGGTGAGGCCACCTAAGCTTGTGATGTCGGTGTTTGCGCCAGAGGCTGCGGCGGAAAGAGCGGTTCTAGCTGCGCCAGCAGTTGTTGACCCCGTGCCGCCATTGGCGACATTCAATGTTCCTGCAAGGGTTACAGCGCCAGTGGTAGCTGTGTTGGGGGTAAGTCCCGTTGTGCCAGCCGTGAAAGAAGAGACGTTAGCCGGTATGGTTGCGGCAACGGTAATCGAGCCAGCAGCGTTCGTGATGGTGATGTTTGAGCCTTGGGTCAGGGTTGTGCGGGTGAAGCCCGTGCCGTTGCCAATATCTATTTCGCCATTGGCCGGGGTGGCTGTCAGGCCAGTTCCACCTCTGGCGACGGGGAGCGTTCCAGTGACGCCCGTGCTTCCCAAAGGAAGACCTGTCGCATTGGTCAAAACAAGGGCAGAAGGTGTTCCGAGGGCGGGCGTCACAAGTGTTGGAGATGTTGCGCGAACGGTGCTGCCGGAACCCGTGCTAGTCGTGACGCCAGTGCCGCCATTGGCCACGGCTAGGGTTCCAGCTACCGATACAGCCCCAGAGGTGGCTGTTGCGGGCGTCAGCCCGGTCGAACCAAAGCTGATCGTAGAAACGCCTAATGTGGAAAGAGAAGCAAAACTGAGATTTCCAGCTCCATCAGTTTTGACAATCTGGCCAACGGTTCCGTCTGCGGTTGGATACTTCAACCCAGCCGGATTGTTCATAAGCAGCTTGACCACACCACCGGAGTTCTTGGCGTAGAGCGCCATGTTTGCGGTGTTGTAATTGATGGCCATCTCGCCATCAGCCAAGTTCGCAGCAAGAGGTGCCGCCCCGGATGTCGCGGTGCGATAGAGCTGGATCGGGGTGTAACCTGTCGCGGCCATCGTGCTACCTCAGATTTTCAAGCTTGTAGAGCGTCTTCATGTGAAGGCCAGCGAGATCATCAAGCAGATTTTCGAGCGCCGGGATATTTTTGGCGATCTCTTCGCGATTTTTCGTCAGCCAAAGCATCTCTTCTTGGACCAGCTTTTTAGCGTCATCTATGCTGTCTGGCAAGTTTTCCACAAGCCCAAAGCCGCCTTGATAAGCTTCAACAATCGGGTCGAGCTTGTCGATGATGCCTTCATAGTAATGGCCAAGGGCCTTGTGTTCAGAATAAGAGTCCGTACTCCAATGCCGCATATGGGCTTGGTTCCGGGCCTTGAACATCCTGACGATAAGCTCTTCAATCATTCGAAACCCCTATTCTGCCCCAAGTTTAACCGATTCAGGATCGGTTGTCACGAAGTCCAAGTTCTTCTTCAGGCGTTCATTGTTGGGGTCTTTCTCTACCGCCAAGCTGGCCTGCTCGATGCAGATCTTGGAGAGCTTAAGGTGCCAAGCTGCCAGACTGGCAAGATCATGGGGCCACGCGCCCCACACATTGGGGTCTGACGTATGGACATGATCCGGCTCTGTGATCCGCAGCGCCCGCATGGAATAGGCGAAACACTCCTCCCAGCGGTTCTGCGTGTACATGAGCATAGCCAGATTGCACCAAGGTTCGCGGGTGCCGGGGGCCTCAGCCGCCGCCAGATGAAAGTTTTTCTCGGCCTCGTAGGGGTTGCCGAGCTTGCTATGGGCATTACCCATCACACGATAGGCGAACGCCTTTTCGTGCCACCAGAGGTATCCGGGAAGCTGCAAGTACCGCTGGAACGCCTCAATGCAGTCTGCCCACCTGTATCGGTAGCTCAGTTCACGGGCGTAGTAGAAGGCGCTGCGAGGGCACTCTGGGGCCTCCTTGGCGGCATGTTCCAGCATGTCGAGGTACTGCCCGCGAGGCTTGGACGGATCTTGATCGTGACGCATCAACACCATGTCCGTGCTGACGGTTTTCTCGGGGTATCGGCTATCCGGAACAAGAAGCTCGTGGCATGGGTGCTGCCACCTGTATCCGTGGCGAGCATGGATACGACGGGGGCGAAACACGATGCCGTTGCCGCAATCAAACAGAAAGTTGAGATTTGTGGCCCCATCGGTCCATAGGCGCTCGATCTCTTCGCGCCAGCCGGGTTGAAGAATCTCGTCAATGTCTAGGCTGATACAGACATCCACATCGCTAGGAACAAGGGAAAGAGCAGCGTTGCGAGCAGTATCAAAACGCCAAGGATTAACACCAATACGGTAGACCACCGCTCCAGCGGATCTTGCTCGTTCTGCGGTGTCATCATCGCTCCCCGTGTCTGCAATGAGGATCAGGTCTGCGTCCCTCGCTGAAGCACAGAAACGCTCAACAAACTTGGATTCGTTCTTGCTGATGGCGTAGACGGCTATTTTCATTGAACCCTCAGAACATGAAGAAAAAGCTGCCAGCGGCATTGCTGGGCGCATTGGAGAATATCCAGCCCAAGTTGCCGCTGACGTTGGTGGAGTTAGCACCAGCATACCATGCAGCGCCACCAAGCGCCGTGCTGTCTTTCAGACTAAGGTAGTTGGATGAAACCGTACCAGACGCTTTGGACAAAAGTGCCGGGACGCCAGCGGTATTGCTAATGATAGTGACAAGATTGCCTGCGGTTCCGCTGACAGTCCAGTTAGTGACGGCCTGCGTTGTGGCGGCGGTGAAGGTGAAAGCAGTAGGTTGAACACCATTGGCAATAGTGGTGAAGGTGTTCGAGCCAGATATAGTCAACGCGCCAGCGCCATCATTGGACAGAATGCAGTTGTAGGTGGAATCGCCACCAACGAACGTCTTGGCTGTAGCCGCAGTCATGCTGATCTTGCCGGTGCTGGTGCCTGCGGTGGTGGTGAAGCCGGTTGGCACGGCGTTATTGAAGGCGGTTGTCGCCGCCGCCGGGCAGACCAATGTGCCAGCGTTAAACGTAAGATTTTTGGTCCCTGTTGCCGTAGTGTAAGCCGTGCCAACTGTCAATGTTTTGCCGTTAAGGTCAAGCGTTCCATTGGTGTGCGTGAGGGTGCGCGTTGTTCCCATCAGTAGCGCATCGGCAAGTTGCACTGCTCCGCCAATACCATTAATGGTGATAGGAAAGTTCATTGTTTTTGCATTTGACGTTATGACTTGAGTTCCAGAGGTGGCCCCAAATGTCATAGCAGAATTAGATGCAGTTAATGTCATGCCTGTTGAAAGAGTGAGATTTCCATAAATAACACCAGTCGAAGTTGCCAGCCATGTTCCAGCAAATCCAGTGAAATCTACGTTTTTTGCAGAATAATTAACTGTACCAAGAAAAGTCAAATCGTATGTTCCGGCGGTAAAATTAAATGATATGGTGTTGGATTCAGTTAGTATACCCGGCAGAACGCTCACTCCAAGATTACCGCTATATGTAATGTTTACGTTTGAAGTTCCGGTAACAGTCAGGTTGGTTGTTGTTGCGGTTGTCCACGCAGTTCCACTCAGGGTACAGGTGATATTGCCAGTTCCAAAAGCGATGGTGCGAACATTCGCATTGCTGGACGCGAATGTTTCACAAGTAAGCTTATAACTTCCAAGATCCAGTGTTCCTGATGTCAGCGTGAATGCCCTGAAAGTATTATTCCCGATCTGCGTCAAAGTTCCGCTTGTTTGAGTGAACGCGAGCGTAAACGTACTTGTAGTGGTCACGCCTTTGACAAACACAGATCCAGTTGTCATTGAAAACGTGCCGGAGCCTGTAATAGCTATGCCAACATTGTTTGCGTCAAAAGTTCCATTTGTGAGGATAAGATTATTAACTATGCGAAGCGAATCTGCTAACTGAACTGTTCCTCCAACACCATTGATTGTGATGGGAAAATAAATATCCCTGACTGTTGATGTGTTTGAGGTAAAAACCTGAGTTCCAGATGTTCCACCAAACGTCAGAATGCCGGTTGACCCGGCAGAACCTGAATTCATGCCGGTGGAAATCGTCAAGCTGCCGTATATTGTATATGCGTTTGTTCTATCCAACCATGTGCCAGAGTAACCCGTAAAATCTACGTTTCTTGCGGCATGGCTCGCCGTACCAAGAAACGTCAGTGCATATGTGCCGCCCGTGAATTTGAAAGATATGCTGTTAGCTTCTGTAACCGCACCGGCAGTCACCGTTGTCGCCGTGGCGGTTGCGTTGGTCACGATAATGACGGGGGTGCCTGTCACCGCAAAAGTTGCAGCCCCCGTATAGACGGTGCCAGTGCTATTGACGGAGATTGTATTAACACCAAACGCCAGCGTCCCAGTAAAGCCGGTCATAGTCAAAGTTTGAATGGTGACATTGCTATCTACTGTAGCCGTACCAGCACCAGAAGATGCGTTAAATGTGGCGGTGTCAGCAGAACCCGGCACAGATGCGCCAGCCCCGCCGCCAGATGTAGTGGACCAGTTCTGGCTATCGCTCCAGTTGCCGGTGCCGCCTGTCGTCCCGGTTGTAACCCAAAACCGTGCTGCCATGATTACACCGCAGGGTCAGCAGGAAGTTCTTCAACTGGCGCGTCTACAGGCGGCGCAGTGACAATTGAGTACCAGTTGTCATAACGGGCCTGCTTCATCGCAGCGATCTCGTCAGCCGTCAGCAGCGCATAATCCTCTGGGCGCATGACCAGCGCATCACTCAGCACATACGGCTCCGTGCCGATCTTAAATTCATCGGCCAGACGGCCATCTTCCAGATACACAATTCCCATGGTTACCCCCTTTAGGCCGATGCTACGCAGCGCCAATCGCCCGTGGCAAGATTATAGACGAACCCAACATCGAGACGGTTTGTCGAGACGGTCGTGGTCGGCAGCGCCACGGTAGAAGCCTCAAATGACGCGCCCCATGTGATCGCAATCGCCGTTGTGCCGGTGATCGAAATCCAAAGCTTCTGACCATTGACTGGAGTACCTGTCAAATTGGTCGTGAATGAGGTGATGGCAACGCTCTGGCCCGTGATCACCATCATATCGTAGTTGTCAGTATTCAGCGTCGGCGTGGCGCTGTTGGCAGTGCTGGCAAGCACACGGGGCTGGACCCACTTATTCGTCAGTGTCTGTGCTTCTGTTGTTCCTACAAGTGAACCCGCAGGAAGAGATGTAACGCCAGTGCCGCCATTGGTGGCAGCAAGAACACCAGAGGCGCTGGCTCCTTCCGCAAGAATTGATAGGTTGCGAGAAATAGTCATCGCCTATTGCTCCTGATCGGGCGCTAACATCCAGTTTTTTGTCGGCTCATCCCAAAGATACAGTTTGCCATCAGCGGGATAAGCCAACGGTGGCTCCCACAACCATGTCGTTTGATTTAGGGTCCATGATCCATACGGTTGCGGCTCATGGAATACATCATTGGCTAAATCGTAAATGTACCCAATGCCAGCATAATTGCCACGCAATGCTACGCCGCCATCCGGCTGTCCATCTGAGCCATAATGCAACCCGCCACGGGTGTTATAACTGGTCTGCATCCATGTCCCCGGCGAACTATCAACAAATGTGTTGAAGAAGTCGGGCTCAGCGACAATGACTTGGACAACTTTGCCATCCAGAACCTTAGCAAAGTGGCTCATGCCGTATAACTCCCTGATCCGGTAAATTTGATGATCGTGCTAGACCCTGATGTCGTAACTGTAGGGGAACCAGTTACCGTGCCAGTGTAATTGGCTGTTGGAATTGAAATAATTACAACGCCAGATCCACCAGTTCCACCGGCAAAAGCATTTGTACCATCATTGCTTCCGCCGCCGCCACCACCACCAGTATTTGCAGTGCCTGCTGTTCCAGCAGCCCCTCCATTTCCACCGGCACCGCCACCTCCCGCACCTCCAGCGCCCCCAGTCAAAGCACCGCTGGTAGGAGAGCCACCGCCGCCGCCCGCATAAGTTACTGATGATCCTGTAATTGATGATGCTGTGCCAGCGCCGCCAGCACCAGCAGTTGTTCCAGATTGCACCCCGCCAACGGCAGATGCGCCACCGCCGCCACCGCCGCCATATGTAGATGCAGGCCCGCCTGCTCCACCTGTATTTCCCTGACCGGATGTCCCAGCGCCGCCACTACCAGAAAGACCGGAACCACCGCCTCCAGATCCACCAGACCCACCAGACAGAGCAGTGCCACCAGAAGTATATGACCCGCCGCCGCCGCCGCCAGTTGGAGATGTTAATCCTGTAAATGTAGTGGTAGACCCACTTGTCCCGATAGAAGCTCTGCTGGAAGATCCAGCGCCACCAGCACCAATAACAGCGGAATAAACTGTGCCGGGCGTAAAAGTTGCTGTTCCTGTTAGAAGGCCACCAGCACCGCCGCCGCCGCCAATCCATGTTCCACCACCTCCACCTCCAGCAGCAATGAGGTAAGATGCAGTGTACTGAGTAACTAGAGGGGTATTTGCAAAGCCGGAATATGCAATCCAC